TAAGAAAGATTTTAGAAAAATTACTAAGTCACAACTTATTAATACTACTAATGAAAGAGAAGGTTTAGTTGAGGTTGAGTTTAATGTTAAAAATAGAGATTATAAAGTTGTTCGTGGATTGAAACCAAATAAGTTTGAGATATGGATTGATGGAAAGATACAAGACCAGTTTGCTAATGCAGTTGAGCAACAAAAGTATTTTGAGCAGAGTATACTTAAGTTAAACTTTAAATCATTTACTCAGATTGTTATATTAGGGTCTAGTACATTTGTTCCCTTCATGCAATTAACTGCAGTTAATCGTAGAGAAGTGATTGAAGATCTATTAGATATTAAAATATTTTCTGCTATGAGTGAGGTGGTTAAAGCAAAGCTTCGTTCTAGAAGAGATGAAGTTAGAACTCTGGAACTGAAGAAAGATAGTTTGATTGATAAAGTTGAAATGCAAAAAAACTTTATTAAAACTATTGAAGCAACCAGTCATGAAGATATAAAGAAAAAACAAAATCAGATTAATGAAATAGCAAAGGAAGCTAAAGGATACATTGATAAGAATGAAAAACTTTCTAAAGAACTTGAAACTCTTGATAGTAGACTTTTGGGATTGAGTGATGTTGCTGGATCATTAAAGAAGTTAAGTAATTTACGTGCTAAGATACAGACAAAGAAAGAAAGAGTTGGTAGTGAATGTAACTTTTTCAAAGAAAATGTATCATGCCCTACATGCACACAATCCATAGAAGAATCTTTTAGGGTAAATAAAATTACGGATCTCAATAACTCTATAAACAAACTCCAAACAGGTCTCGAAGAATTAGAGTCCAAGATACAAGCAGAGGAGTTAAGAGAGGTTCGTTTCACCAATATCACACAGGAGGTTACTTCTCTAACACATGGCATTTCTCAAAACAATACGCTCGTTTCTGGACTACAACGTCAGTCAAGGGATTTGGAATCGGAGATTCAAAGAATTACCGAACAACTTGAAAATAGAAATACTGAGCATGAGAAATTAGCTGAATACCAACAAAGCCTTGCAACAACATACGAAAAGGTTGCAGAGCAAAAAGAACTGATCTCAGAACATGACTTTGCATTTGGTTTACTCAAGGATAGTGGAGTAAAGAAGACGATCATTAAGAAGTATCTTCCACTGATTAATCAACAAGTTAACAGATACCTTCAGATGATGGACTTCTATATTAACTTCACTCTCGATGAGGAGTTTAATGAAAGTATTGAATCACCTATTCATGAAGACTTCTCATATGCAAGTTTTTCTGAGGGAGAAAAGATGCGGATAGATCTTGCGTTACTCTTTACTTGGCGTGAGATCGCTGCATATAAAAATTCCACTAACACCAATCTCCTTATTATGGATGAGGTGTTTGACAGTTCACTTGATGGGTCTGGTAATGAAGATTTCCTTAAGATTATCCGTTATGTCATCAAAGGTGCTAACATCTTTGTAATATCCCATAAGGAGGGTATGTTTGACAAATTTGACAATGTGATAAGATTTGAGAAAGTCAAGGGATTTTCCCGTATAATGCCTAGTACCGTTGCACAAGAACTATGACAAAAGAAAAATGCATTCAGGTCGGTTCCAATCCAGCAGATCTAAATGAACCTGGTGGAGAGGACAAGTACACTGTTTGTGGTGGCATGACTAGTGGTGATGTAGAATCGTGGGGTGAGGATGATGAAAGTTCCTAATTGGCAGCATCATTCTAAGAAGGAATTGAAACGCCATCTCAAACCACAGGCCTTACGTCAAGCACGTGCCAAGCGTAGACAGTTGATAAACCGTCTACTAAACGCTCCCAAACGCTCTGGGGGCGTTTATAATATGTGCATACAAGCAAAGACCCCATGACAGTTAATTTAGAAGTTAAAGGTACTCTTGCTAAACTTCTAGCAACAGAAGACATCGTAGTAGAGCATCGTGAAGTTGAGACTGCTCAATTTGATGTGGAGAATAGGGTTCTTACTCTTCCTATCTGGGACGCTAGTAATTACGTGTTTGATATGTTGGTTGGACATGAGGTTTCTCATGCCCTCTTCACACCCAATGAGGATTGGACAGAGAAGTGTAAAGCACCTCAACAGTTTGTGAATGTATGTGAAGATGTTAGAGTAGAGAGGTTGATGAAAGATAAGTACTTAGGTATTGCCAAAACATTCTATCGTGGTTATAGTGAACTTCATGCTAAAGATTTTTTTGAAGTTGGAGATCAAGATGTGAATGAATTCAATCTAGCAGACAAGATAAATCTTCATGCTAAGATTGGTGCATTTCTAGGAGTTAAATTTACCCCACAAGAACAGGAGATTGTAAATGTCGTTGAAAACGCTAAAACGTTTGAGGACACCCTCGCAGCTGCAGAAGCGTTATATAATTTCTGCAAAGCAAACCAACCCGATGACCAAAATCAAGAAGGAACAGAAGGTGTTCAACTTCCTATGGGTGGCATTGAGGATAGTGGGGATAGCACTGACGACAGCAGTGGTTCTGATGAGTCTCCCGTTTCTAGCTCTGATAGCAGTGATGATGTGGAAGGTGGGAGTGATAGCGATTCTTCTGATACTGGGATGGATGATAATGGCTCTCCTTTAGATGAGGATGATGTCCCTTCTCTAGATGTAGAAACTGCTAAGAGTCTTGGTGGTAACTTAAAGAAGATTGCTCAGAAACCAGTTAGAAACAATACTTATATTGAAAAACCACATATCATACCTGATGAGATTATCGTTAGAAATGAAGAGATAAGTGATTTTTGTGAAGAGTTTTGGAATAGGATTTATTCTGAACCTCTTAATAAAAAAACATATACACAACCAATAGACGAAGAATTATTAAAAATTAAAAAGGAGGCAGAAAAAGAAGTTAATTACTTAGTTAAAGAGTTTGAGTGTCGTAAATCTGCTGATGCTTATGCTCGTGCTGCTACTGCTAGAACTGGAGTATTGGATACTACAAAGCTTCACACTTACAAATACAATGATGATATTTTCAAGAAGGTAACAGTTCTACCTGATGGTAAGAATCATGGATTGCTCTTCCTATTGGATTGGAGTGGTTCAATGCATGAATGCTTAGGTGCAACTGTTAAGCAGTTACTTAATCTTGTATGGTTCTGTAAAAAAGTAAACATCCCATTCAGGGTATATGGATTTACTAACTGTTACTTTGTTAACAATGAGGATGATGGAAGATATTATAACCCTAGTAGTAACTCTCTTATTAAAGAACAAAAGAGAAATGAAGTTTTCATTCCTGACTCTTACCGTCTCTTAGAATTCTTATCTAGTGAAGGTAATATCCAAGAGTTTGATCGTCAAATCAGAACCTTCTGGCGTTTGACATGTGCAATGGCTCGTGACGTTTCACATTGGATTGATGCTCCTCAAAGATTTCATTTGAGTGGTACTCCATTGGATACTTCTTTGGTAGTTCTACACAACATCATTCCTCAGTTCAAGAAGAAGTATGACTTACAAAAAGTTCAAGCTATTATCTTGACTGATGGTGAATCAGAACCACTTTCTTATAGTGCTGAGACTGAGAACCCTTATACTTTTGATAGGAAACTCTTTTGTAGACCAGTAAGAAGCACCTGCACCTATCTTAGAGATCGTAAATTAGGAACTACCTATCGCCTTTCAGAGTGGACTGACGGTACTGCTGCATTAATGCAACATCTTCAAGATAGTTTCCCTGACGTTAATTTTATTGGAATCCGTCTAGCAGGTAATTCAACAGTTCAAAGATTATTCCGTGCGAATGGAATTTATGATGAGAAGATTACTACTAAGTGGAGAAAAGAAAAAGCAATTTCTCTTCCTATCGGTAACTATACTAAGTTCTTTGCTCTTTCTACTAATGAAATGAATAAGGAAGTTGAGTTTGATCCTGATGCGAATGCAACTAAAGCACAGATTAGAAGTGCCTTCAAAAAATCGTTAAATAAGTCGAAGTTCAATCGTAAAATTCTTTCAGAATTTGTGGAGTTAGTAGCATGACAGAAGAAGAAAAAGCACAGATGTTCATGGACGAAGTTCAAGAGAACGCAGGGTTGCCCAAAGTTAAACTAAACTTTAAGAGTTGTTACAATTATGAGAAACTTAAGAAAGAAGGACTTATAGTAGAGGAAGAAGAAACCACTCAACATCCCATTTGTGACATATGAACATCTTTGTTACTGACCCTGACCCTGTAGTATCAGCACAATGTTTGCCTGACAGACACGTGGTTAAGATGCCCTTAGAAACTTGTCAAATGCTTTCTATTGTTGCTTCTGCTAGTTGGGGACATGGGTTTGGTCATTTACCTAAGAAAAAGACTGGTACTTGGTATGCTACTGCTAAGGGTGCATTTCGTAATCATCCTTGTACCATATGGGCCCAGAGTAATTTTCGTTGGTTGATCAAACATGGTCTTGCACTGTGTGAAGAATATACACACAGATATGATAAGATACATTCCTGCCAACTTACTCTAGAGTATGCAGATATAATATTCCCCACCATAGAATGTCCTACCCCCTTTACACGTGCAATGCCTGATGAGTATAAACATGACACAAGCATTGACACTTTTACTGCTTACAAAAATTACATTAGCAGCAAACCTTGGGCTGCATCTAATTATCTACGTGACCCATCCAGAAAACCAAATTGGTTATGATTGATACTGATGTGAAAATCACTATCAACCTTAATAAGTTGGTAGAGGCAAGAGCAAAACTCTTAACCCAGTATGGGGATTATTCTGAAAAGATAGTAAAGGGTGAGTATCTTGATGGGGATGATATAAGTAAGATAGCATCTAAACTAAGAGATACATTGTCATGGGAGAGTTTGTATATTATGATTGATAAGGAAGTTTTAGAATACGTGACCCATTCAGACAACCAGTTTGAATAGTGTCCACTCCTGACCCCACTGAGTGACATTTACTCTTATAATAAGAGTATCAAAACAAATTACATTATGTTCGTTGCTGACCCTAACATGACTGAGGACAAGATCGTCAACGATTTGAAGAACCTTTTTGGAAAGGAGTTCACTTTTGCTGACGTTAAAGGATATTGCAGATCTCATAAAGTTTCTGAATCAACTGTAATGAAACGCATTGGTAAGTTTCGTGTTGGTAAAGGACGGTACAACTTGGAACTTAAAGTAAAGAAAGAAGTTGTAAAGCAGATTGAGAAAGCATATGATGCTCCTGCTGCAGTACAGTTAGTACCAGATAAAGATGATAAGTTTGTTCCCTTTGGTAACTTCACTTTACTTAAAAGAATCATCAAGTCTGGTATCTTCTATCCATCATTCATTACTGGACTCTCTGGTAATGGTAAGACCTTTGGTGTGGAGCAAGCATGTGCTCAATTAAATAGAGAGTTAGTTCGTGTAAACATTACTATAGAGACTGATGAAGATGATCTCATTGGCGGCTTCAGGCTTGTTAACGGTGACACCGTTTGGCACAACGGACCAGTTATTGAGGCTTTACAGCGAGGGGCTATCTTGCTCCTTGACGAAATCGACCTTGCCTCAAACAAGATTCTCTGCCTCCAGTCCATCCTTGAAGGTAAAGGAGTTTTCCTTAAAAAGATTGGAAAGTACGTCGAACCAGCAGCAGGATTCAACGTCATTGCAACCGCAAATACTAAAGGTAAAGGTTCAGACGACGGCAGATTTATTGGAACTAACGTGCTCAACGAAGCCTTCCTTGAAAGATTCGCTTTAACCTTTGAGCAAGAGTATCCATCATCTGCAACAGAAACCAACATCCTTAAGAAGTTGTGTTCTGATGATAAGTTCTGTGCTCGTCTTGCTGACTGGGCAGACATCATCCGCAAGACATTCTATGATGGTGGTATTGATGAGATTATCAGTACTCGTAGATTGGTTCACATCATTCAGGCCTACAAGATCTTTGGTGATAAAGTCAAAGCAATTCAACTTTGCTTAAACCGTTTCGATGATGAAACTAAGCAAGCATTCTTGGATCTTTATGATAAGGTTGATAATGATGTTGACATTACACAGGAGGAGGTGTTATGATATGTTCATGGAGTCTCGCTTATGATGTATTGAATGGAACACTTGATGAAAATTTTCCTCCTATGAACAGTTTTTCTACTGCAGAAGAAGGGGCAGAATGGGTTAAAAAGAATGGGGGTTATGAATATACCCCCACCCCAGACCCAAATGACCATAATGATCCAAGGAATTATCCTCCTTATGTTTATGAATCACCTGATGGTGGTAAGACTGTAACTAGGAGGAAACAAGGTTCTTTAGATAAAGAAGTCATTCATGGTGATTATTACACTTCTAGTAAGGTAACTGAAGTCAATACGGAATCAGAATTCAATGATTTTATGAACTCTAAGAAACCAGAACCTAATCTAAAGTATAATCCTCGTAAATATGAGGAAGATAAGTCTATTGATGCACTTAGAAATTATGTGTCATCAACATATACAGGTCATTATACTTCTGAACAGAACAATACACAGACATTGGATTTGATTCAGTCTGTGGGTGATGCAGAATCTTTCTGCCGTTCTAATGCTATTAAGTATCTTGCACGGTATGATAAGAAGGGACAAGCAAAACAAGATATATTAAAAGCAATGCACTATTGCTTACTGTTGTATTACTTCAGTGGACAAACTAATGAAACTCCGACCCGTGGTTATGAAACTTTCTGACA